GTTGTTCTCGAAGAACTGAAAGAGGCGATAGTTAAGAGTCTCGGAACGAAAGAAGTAATCGACGAAAAAACTCTCTGATGAAGGGGCTTCGGCCCCTTCATTCTTTGAACTGGGAGGCAGAAAATGGCATACAGAAAATGGCAGAAGAAAAAGACGAGTCTCAGCATAGAAGAATTCACAGAACAAGAGGTTCAAACAAGGATGCTAAACCGTACGAACAAAGGTCGATGCGGTTATACTCCTCACTTTTATGGTTCTCACTCTGGCCTTGTTGGAGCGAGAATAGGAGAGCTGGTAGCTCACAATATCCCAGACGATGCGTACGGCGTGGAGTGGAATTTGAGTGATAGTTCTTCGGCTTTGACAAGAATAGGGAAAGCTGCCGGAATGGTTGCTGCTGATTTTAATTCTATTGAACCGTTCGCGAGTATAGAAAGAATGACTCTTGATAGTGATGGAAACTGGGTTGCGTCATTTGGTGATGCTGGATTTGTTGAAGATGGAACGGCTGGCGATGTAGTGTCTAGGTTCAAAAAGTTCTGGTGGTTTGGATATTACTCGCCTGATGATGGAAAAGTAAGAATGTACTTTTCGCCTGAGCCAATGCCGGGCTTTGCACCGTTCGGTTCCTTCATCACTGGAGGTCAGGAACTGGAAGAAATATATTTAGGTGCGTATGAAGGCACTGTTCAAAAAATATCTGACGGCTCATGGATAGAAGATCCTTCCGACGGCTCTGCTCCGATATTGATAGCATCTGGAGATCTTTCGAATCATATGCTTCGATCTGTCTCCGGAAGAAAACCCAAAACAAATCAGACTTTGCCTGAATTTCGTACTATGGCTGAAAACAGAGGCACAGGGTGGGGGCTGGTTGATCTGAAACAAGCAGGTATGGTGAATCTGCTGTATCTAATCAAATATGCAAATTTCAATGCACAGACTCAGATAGGACAGGGTATAACAGGCAAAGCATCTGGAACAGGAAACGAATCAGAACTTACAGGCGCCACGGCTTCACTCGGTGCGGTAGATGCAGGGGGCACAAACCTCCAAGCCGTTTCCCTATTTGGTCTAGAGAACTGGTGGGGCAATATCTGGGAGTTTACGGATGGTGCGGGAATAAAGTCAGATGGATTTTATGTCGCTCCTGACAGGCCATATAACAACACTCTGGCAGGATATACAAAGATTCCTTGCGCGCCTTTAACTACAAGCGGATACCTGAAAGAGTTCTACTGGACACCTGACTCGAAAGGGCTTTTCCTGCCAAAAAGCATTCAGACAGACAGCCCGTCTGCAAGCAAGTATGTATGCGACTATTTGTATGCTCCGGCGAGTTATACGACAAACTGCTTTCCACGGGGCGGCCATTGGTATAGCGGCTCGAATGCGGGGCCTTTCTGTTGGAGTCTGAATTTTTCGTTTGCTGATCGGTATCGGAGCATCGGAGCGCGCGCCTGCTATGTTCCTGCGGTTTAATGGTTTTCGCCGGTTTGTAACAATGTACGCAAATATCTTGAACCTCTAATGGAGGTGAACTTGTGAACACGGATTCAATGTACTTAGATTATGAGCTGTATGGAAACTCAGATGTAAGAGACGAAATATACTATGACAACGGCTGGAAATTGCTGAGGCGTTGGTATAAGGAGACAGTGACTTTTGCAAGCAACACTGCAACACTTTCGTATGCTGGCAAGGGGAACTGTGAAGTCACCGGAGGTGTGACCGGTACTGTTGTGGGGACTACCTGCACGGCAACCGTGGCAGATGGAGATCATGAAGTTCTGTATATGTTGCTCGTTCCTCAAACAACAGAAATAGGTGCTGGAGTTGGATTTGTCACAGATAGAGAAGGAGTGCTGGTTGAATTAAATCAGCAGAAACAAATAGATATATTTGAGGGAGACGGTTATACTAAGGTGTTTACTCTCTCAGACACTCCGAGCGGCACATCAAATATCAAAGCTTATGTGAATGGCCTTCAAGATACCGATGTGACCGTTACGACTACCAATGTGACATTTGCTACCGCCCCGAGGCGTAAGGCACTGATAGAAATTGAGTATAACCTCGCTGTCGAATATCAGGAACCAACTGTTGCACTTGAATATCTCGAAGCCTCGGGAACGGTTGAGACTGTTCCGGCTCTCGTTGACCTTACGGTTACAGAAAATGAAGAGAAGACAGGCTATCTCAATGTAAATGGAGCGCCACTCAAGGTTGCGGGCAACAAGACATACACAGTCACACTCAACAAGGATCTCATTGAGTCTCAGGACAACATACTCGAAGGATACAGGGACAAGAAATTCAGACTCAAGGTAGAAAACCCTCGTGATTCGAGCAAAGAATATCTGGGAGTCTGCCATATCGACCCAGACGCTTCTCTGGACTACCTGAACGGAACTGAAAACATTGTCATAAAGTGTGGTGATCTCTATGATTAGTCTTGAATACGGTGGCGAGGTTATACAGCTCAAGCCGAAAGACTACGAGAACTGGCTCTATTCTCCGAACGCTCCGACCGAGACGGATGCGGAGAGTGGGGAAATAGTTGACAAGTGGGAAACCGAACAGGGTTCGACATTCAATTATTTTCTTCTCACGTGGGATGAAAATGGTGTTGCGACGCAAAAAGAAGTCTCGAAGCTCTATGACTTTCTGAAGGCAAAACCAAAAGTATCAAACCCAATGACTCTTACATTCCCGATGCACAATGAAGACGGTTCGCAGTATCAAGGCAGGTTCTACGTAGTTTTTGCTGACACCGCAGGTGAGCAGCGTTGCCAGTTCAATCAGGCGCTCAGGGCACCGGACGGCACGGCGTACTACACCGGAACGGTCGCATTGATCGAAATTGAAAGGAACGACAACGTGTAATTCAGGGAGGGGATAGCTTGAAGGTCGCGGTGTATGCGATATGCAAGAACGAGGCTAAACACGTACCTCGATGGTATGACTCCATCCAAGAAGCGGATGGGGTTTTTGTTACCGACACAGGTTCTACCGATAATACCGTTGAGCTTTTCAAAGAACGCGGAGTCAACGTCTTTCATGCTGAGATTGAGCCGTGGAGATTTGATGTAGCTAGAAACATCTCTCTCGAGAACGTACCTGATGACTACGACGTGTGCTTGTGCATTGACTTAGACGAAGTGATGGAGAAAGGCTGGAGGAAGAAAGTTGAGCAGGTCTTTCAGACGTACCCACAGGCTACTATGATACGCTGGCCCTTCGTTTTCAGTTGGTTTGATGAGAAACACACGAAACCCAAAACCTCGATGTATCAGTGGAAGATTCACGTCAGGCACGGCTATCACTGGGAGTCGCCGATTCATGAAGTCCTGGAATGGCACGGCGAGGGTGAGACTCTGGAAGTATTCTGTGATGACATTCACAGCTGGCACTATCAGGATTTCTCAAAACCGAGGAATTATCAGCAACTCATTGATAAGGCCGTGGAAGAGAATCCCACAGATCAGCGGCTTTCATGGCTTCGAGCGAGAGAACTGATGATGCATAACAGATTCGAAGAGGCTATCGAAGAGGCCAAGAGGCACCTCGATCTCACAAAAGAGATCAAAGAGGGCGAGAATAAGCTCGTGATCGAACAGTTGCGGGCGCTGTCGATGCGGTATATCTCGCAAGCCCTCATGCAGAGACACAAGCGAGACAAGACCGTCGATGCCGGGGAAGTGATCGAGTGGATGCTGAAGTCTGTGGCCGAGTGTCCCTGGCTACGGGAGTCGTGGGTTGCTCTTGCTCAAGCATGGGCGCTTTTCGACCGATGGGAGCAGGTCTATGCGTGCGCGACTTTCGCACAGACGATCAAAGCTCGTTCCAACTCGATAGAAAACGACGAGCTGGCCTGGGGCGAGTACCCGGAAAAGCTCGCGAGAATCGCTTGGAAACAACTGAAAAAAGGAGGGAGAAGATTTGAGCAACAAGCCAAAAACAGACGTTCAGAAGGCGTCAAGGCTTAACCTGAAAGAAATGATGAAGGATGAATCGAAGAAGGGATACTTCAGGTCTCACGGATATTCCGTCATCAAAGTGACGCGGATCGACGAGAACGGAGAAATGAAGGAAGAGTTCCCCGAAATCGAGATTTACCCGCTCGGAGATCATCCTGTGCTGAAACTGTATCACGAGAAATATCCCGCGCCTGAAGCTCCAAAGACCATGAGACTCATCAACAAGAACACTGGCAAAGAGTTCATGGAAGAGGGCCTCACGCTCGATCAGGCGAAGAACGATCCAAACTACGGCTGGTCAATGGTATATGACAAGACGGATTCTGACTATCTCAAGGCTGTGGAGAAGAGGACAAATGACATCTCGATTCTGATGATAATGATCTGTCTTGACATGGTCGAAGAGTTTGGAATCGACAAGATAGAGGAGTTTGAACAGGCGTTAAAGGATCTGGGTTTCACTGCAAATCAGCTCAACAAGATTGCGAGTGACATCAAAGCGCTGGATTTTTTGCCCAGCAAGAGCTAGAGTACCGGGTACGTAATTGGTACGATTGGGACAGATTCGAGTATGACGAAGATTACGTCCCTGAAGCTCTGAAGATGATGCTTTGCATACAGAAGTTTGGGCTCACGCTTGAAGAATGGCGAAATCTCACACGCGAGGACCAATTGATCTATCTCTACGGAATCACAGGAATCTCAATGCTGGAAAGACGCGAAGCGGAGAGGGCAAAACAGGCAAGCCAGAATAGAGGAAGCGCTCTTGATTGAGCGCTTCTTTCTTTTGGAGTTGATGACTATGGCTTTCGAAGGACTAAATTTTGATGTAGGTCTCAACGCGAGACCGTTTACAGATGGAATCAAGACGATGCAGACTCAGGCTGCTTCGTTTGATAATACAGTAAAACAGATAGGCAAGACCCTGATGGGAGTCTTCGGGGCTGTCTCTGTTGTGGCCACACTGAAGAAGTCTATTGAACTCTGGGGTCAGCAGGAGCAGGCGATGATGAAACTTTCAATTGCAGCACAGAGGTTTAGCAAAGACGCGAACAAAACATATAAAGACATTACAAATCTAGCGAGCAACCTGCAAAAGCTGACGGGCATAGGCAATGAAACAACTCAGGAACTCGGAGCTCTCGGGCTAAATCTCGGGATCTCGGCGGATAGAATTGTCGAGGCTACCGAAGCCGCCACACTCTTGAGTATGGTGGTAGGTGTGGACGCTCAGACCGCCATGCGTGGGTTCACCCAGACATTGCAGGGTCAAGTCGGGGTCTTATCACGATATATTCCGGAAATTTCCACTCTCACAGAGGAACAATTGCGGAATGGCGAAGCGATAGATCTTATCAACCGCAAATACGGCGACCTTGCAAGCCAACTTTCTGGAACGAGTCAAGTTGCTATGGCGAGATTCAAGGCTGCTCTTGGCGATATAGGGGAAGTTCTCGGGAAGACATTTGCACCACTTATTGCCAAAGCTGCCGGCTGGATGGAAGACTTCAGCTCGAAGATAGAGAAACCATCAGACATTCTCAAAACACTCAAGGATACCATCAAGGCAGGATACGAAGAACTCGGGCCGTTCGGCAAGGCTGTTGTTGGCGTCGGCGCCGCGTTCCTAACACTCAAGGTTGCCGGTACAGCGTGGAGCTTGCTCTCACAGATAGTTGTTACCGGGGGTCATCTGATTGTAGGCGTGTTCAAGACAATATTTTCTTGGCCCGCACTCTTGATTGCAGGTCTCTACACCCTCAGGGTGGCTTGGGATCATGACTGGTTTGGGATTCAGGGGACGGTTGAACACGTTTGGGGAGTGATTGAGCCTATATTTACAAAACTCAAAGATGGTCTAGTCTCAGCCTCCACATGGGCTATATCTCTGGTTTGGGAAGGCGTGAAGTGGGCCGGAGAAAAGATAGCCGTCACATACGAGGCTATTAAAGACTGGGTGCTTGAAGAGCTTGCACTCGGGAAGTCCCCTCTTGAGATTGTCGTTGACGCCGCAAAGATTGCTGGCGGTGTTGTCTGGGACGGTCTCACATGGGTAGGAGAAAAAATCGCGCTAGGTACGCAAATAGTCTTTGACTGGGTAAAATCTCAATTTGGAGATGAAATAGAGGTTGTAATCAATGCAGCTAAAGTCTTCGGTGGTATGGTTTGGAAAGGGCTCAAATGGGCCGGAGAGAAAGCAATAGTTACTGCACAGATGATTTATGATTTTGCTCTTAAATATGTACCGCTTGGTATTGAGACTGTTATCAACGTTGCATCAGTGTTTGGTTCGGTGATTTGGTCCGGCTTAAAATGGATAGGTGAAAAAGCAGTTAATCTTGCGGTTCTTATCAAAGACTTTGCAGAAAGTGAAATAGGCACAGGCTTTGAGCAGACAATAGAGGTTGCGAAAGTTGTCGGTAGTATTGTTTGGGGAGGCCTGAAATGGGCGGCCGGGAAGGCTGTTTCTTTCATAGACGAATTGAAAAAGAAGATCACAGAAGCTGGAATAATTGACGAAGACAAGGAAGTTTCAGCAGGTAAAGTAATTGGCCTGGTAATCTGGGAAGGTCTCAAGTGGGCCGGAGAAAAGATTACTCTGGGTCTGAAAATGTTTGAAGACTGGGTCAGAGATCAACTTGATCTACCTGAAACCGCAACGCTCCCCGAAGTGTTTCTCGACATGGTCCGGGTAGTTGGCACGGCAGTGTGGGATGGTCTCAAGTGGGTAGGCCAGAAGGTTGCTATCGGTGCAAAAGAAGTTTATGACTGGGTGTCGGACAATCTCGACACCGGCTTGCAACTTGTCGTTGACGTTGCCGAAGTGGTTGGCGGCGTTGCGTGGGCTGGATTGAAGAAGCTCGGAGAGTGGACCTTCGACGTTGCTGTGTGGGCAAAGAATGAAGCATTGCCTGCAATGGCTGAAGCTACGATCGAAGTCGGGAAAGTCGTCGGAGGTGTGAGTTGGCAAGGTCTCAAATGGGTAGGTTCACAGATTGCGATAGGTTTTGACACTCTCAAAAAGTGGGTATATTCAGAGCTGGGGCTTGACAAATACGGCGCAACTTCCAACATCCTCATAGAAGTCGCAAAGGTATTCGGAGGTCTCACTTGGCTCGGTTTGAGATGGGTGGGCCAGCAAATCGTTCTCGGATATGAGGTACTCAAGAAATGGGTCGAAGAGCAGCTCGGCGTTGCACCCATAGAAATAATTATAAATGTCGCAAAAGTAGTTGGAACGGCTGTCTGGGAAGGTGTGAAGTGGGTAGATGACAAACTTCCTAAAATAGACCTCGAAGAAGATGTTCCGGTTGACGGAGGCACGATCAATGTTCTAGTCGATGCAATAGCCAGAATTGCAAGCTGGCAGTGGCGCGGGTTCGTGTGGGCTGTGGACAAAGCCTCGATGGGTCTCGACTGGCTTGCAGATCAGATACGGCCTAGAATCAACGTCGAAGTTAATGGTGATGGCAATTCGGGATTTGACATCGGAGATCTGGCTATTTTCGCAAGAGGAATAGGAAAGGTCATCTCAATGAAGTGGGAAGCAGTAAAGTGGGTATGGTCGAAAGTCTCACACAGTACTTTCATTAGTGACCTGAAAAACAGAATCAAAAAAGCATCGGGTATAGACGATGAAGTTGAAGTTACTTGGGGAGATCTAATAGTTAAGGGCTTCGGCACAATAGGCTCTGCCGTGTGGGATGGTCTTACCTGGGTTGCAGAGGGCCCTGTTCATACATTTGCAAACTGGGTGCGTGAAAAGATCGGGATGACTCCGAACGGCGAGATGGAAGTCAATCTTGGGGACGACATCAAAGTAATGCTTTCGGGCGCGGTATCAAGCACCACATGGTTGGTCGATTGGATCACTCAAGGTATAGATGTCGCAACTGAATGGTTACAGGATATTGGAGAAGTAATGCGCAACGCGGTGGAAGGCGTAGAAATGAGCGCAGAGGATATAAAACTCTATGAAACCACGGCTTCGTTTGGCGTAAAATTGGGTGAGTTCATAGGTGCTGGAATCAAAGCGGGCCTCAATCTTCTTGACATAATTCAGAGTGCGCTTGCTGGAGTAATTGCAGAAATGACAGGCTCAAAAGAAGTTGGCCAAGTTGCTGGGACTGCAATTCCTTTGTTTTTCACTGCAAAGTGGCTCATGACTCCACTCGCTACACTCACACCATATCTTGTCGCTGCAATGGGCTTTGCGGGTTTGAAGCCTCTCGCGTTCGGTACCTTCGGTGTAATGGTCGCCTTGAAGGTTGCGCAGGATCTTTCAACAGGCGAGGCCGAGTGGCAGGACATAGGAGCAAGGTTTGTTGCTGCCCTTGCGGTCGGTATGGGAATAGGAACTTTCCTTGGTAGTCCGAGCGCAGGCGTGCTCGTATTCAAGCTTTTAATGTTAGTGGAAGTCGAAAAGTTTTTTGATAGCATAGGAAATGTTGTGAAAGATCTTGTGGACGCTGTCCTGTTCCCTGAATTCGTCGATCTTCCTGTATCTGAGAAGATGGAGAAGACTATCGGCGCACTTGAAAAGCTCGATCAGACTCTTGACAGACCAGCTGACAATCTCGCAACGTGGCTCATCACTGTGGATGAAGCACTTGGAAACTTCTACAAGACTTTCCCCACAAAGGTCGAACTCAACAAAATGAGTGAAAAGGAACAGAGCTATTTTATGGCAGTTCTCGAATATGCTCGCGCGCTCGAAGCTTCTTCCAATGCGATACTGGATGCAGCCGAAGACTTAGAAGCCACAGCGCAAATGATAGAGAATATGCGACAACTGGTAGTACCGATTCCGGGCAAGGCTCAGGGCGGGTACATCTCCGGTCCCGGTGGGCCGACTGAGGATCGGATTCCCGCAATGCTTAGCAACGGCGAGTTTGTCGTCAATGCGAAATCAACGGAGAAATGGCTACCGTTCTTGAAAGCAATCAATGCTCAAGGCTTTGCAGACGGAGGGATAGCAAGCCTTAAAGACAAAATAAGAGGCTTTGCAGACGGTGGCATCGCTCGGTTTGCCACAGGCACGGCAACGAAGATAGACGTTGGCAGTATTGGTGGTGGTCCGCTCACATGGTGGGATACAATCCTAAACACCCTTATGAGTGTGGTCGGAGACTATGCCGAGACCGCGAAGAAAGATTTCGGGATGTTGAAAGATGTGTTCTCGGATCTTCTCAGAACGATAGGTCTTGACATCGACTCTTCAACTCAAAAAATGGACGATCTCGTAAGTCAGATGGAGAACCTGAAAATGCCGGCTTTCGAGACCGATTCAAGCCACAAGGACTTCATAGTCAGTCTGGGTCTGGCGGCAAGGAAAATCGACGCGATCTCGAGCCTCCTGGACGAGACAAAACTGGAAAAGCTCAACCGTCAGATGAGTTTCATAGACGCGGAAATGAGCGCGCTCGAGAAAGCGTTCACAGAAGGAGAGATCGGGATCCTCGAATATTCAGAGAGGATCAAGTATCTTTCCAACATCTCGCACAACCTCGGGCTCTCGCTTGAGGCTTTGAACAAGAAGATAGAAAGAAGCTCGATCGTGGCGGACGCATCGGAGATATTCAAGGTAGATGAAAACACAGGCGAGCTGGTCTCTGTATTTGCAAAACTGAGACCGGGCATGGAAGGACTCACGGATGTTGTGGGCAATCTCTCCGTAGCCGGTGAGATGTTCGCAATGAGTATGTTTAATCAGATCATGAATCTCGAGACTGTCAATATGCTCCTGAATCCGATCACAACTATTCTCTCTGGTGTGATGGAGATTCTCAGCCCGATCATCAACCTGCTTAAACCTCTCGGCGACGCGCTGGTCAGCATAGGCAGAGTCTTCGCCCTGACGTTCAATCTCTTCGGTCAGGGCCTCCTGGTTCTCCAACCGTTCTTCAAGGCTCTAGGCTGGCTCGGGGCAGCGATCTCGTATATTGCCGATCAGATAGTTCTCTTTGTCGATGGTATCTTTGTCTGGCTCAGTGGGCTTCCATTCATCGGAGGTCTGTTCAGTCCGTTGCTGACGGAAGATCAGCGGGCAAACATGGGTCGCTCGATCTCAGAAAGAATGGAAGACTACGAGCTGCCGCAATCCTCGACAGGGCAGACTTTCCAAGCCGGGTCTAGTCAGCACATCACAAACAACTACTATTTCGAGTTTAGAAACAATGACATCCTCACAGAAGACGACGAGAGTGCCCGACGGTTCGCAGATCTCATCTACAAGAACTTGCGCGATCGCGGCGTAGAACTTCAGGTAGGGTGATAGCATGACAGTTTACATAGGATCTCTCAGTTTCACAGTTTACCCGAAGAAATACAAGCACCCATACAGAACCAGAGTGATCGAGCCGGTGGAGGTCATAAACATTGCACCCGACGGTTCGGCATATCACTATTGTGACGGCACGGTGAAGAGATACAAAATACCTCTCTTCTTCACCGAGGCCAACAGGATCACGCTCGAATCGTATCGAAGCACCGCAGCGACTTTGAAGATAGACTCCGAAACGCCCATAAACGTCAAGCTGATCGGAAACTACGAGTACAAGGAAAAGTGGATCAAGGGCGTAGCAATGTACGAGGAAACGCTTGAGTTTCTGGAGGTGGCCACATGAGCTTTCAGGTCAAACTCAATAGTGTGGACATATCGGCCCGGATAGTCTCCGGGCCTACCATCCACAAGAATGACGTTCTGCATGGAAAGATCTCACCGAATGAGTGTTCTTTCGACATAGACAATACGAATCTGGCTTACACTGTCTCGAACCTCGACATTGAAGGGCAGCTCGTGGAAGTTTGGGTAAATTCAATTAAGCAATTCACGGGCTACGCAGAAAAACCTATTCTTACGAGAAATGGTAGAAGGGTCACAATCAAAGCATTTGACAAAATGAAACAGCTTCAAAAGCTCAAATGCGCAGACAAGATGTTCATCGGTTCAACTGCTGATGCAATACTTACGTGGCTCGTGGGGACTTGCGGGGGCATAGGTTCGGGCAGTCGCAATCTTGACAGCATAGTAGTCACTACCGGGGCGGGTACGACTCAAGCAATCGTGGGCTATGCGCTATACTCCATCAAAGACAAGCTCACTGATAGGCTGCAGGAGATCGTTGATTCGTGCGGCGGGTCTATGTGGTTCGACGAGTCGGGAGTCCTCCAATTTCGGGCAGGGTTTGCGGCCAGCTGGTCAACGTCCACAGTCGGCACGATCACAGTCTCAAAGCTGAAGGACATTGACTCTCTTCAATGGTTGCCGAGCGAAGGTGATCGAGTCATAGTCAAGTCGAAGAATCGCAGCGTAAAGACCGAGAAAGAACCGATCTTCACGTGGTCCGGGACAGTGCCGCCCGAGGGATTGCCCACCGGCAAGGACGAGAACGGCAACGCCATCACCGACGATCAGTGGCGTGCAAAGTTCGACTCTCCCGCGATTGAAGTCGATAATTACGCGACTGTCAACGCTGCGAAACAGTTTGATTCTGGGCTGTCACTAAATGAAACCGTGTACAACTCGAACTTCGATACAGGTGCCCTGAAGTACCCCGACTTTATGTATCTTCAGATAGACAACAGTTCAGGTACAGACAAGAACGTCACAAAGCTAGTCATAGAGGGCAAGCCTGTCGTGGAGAACTATCTCGAAGTCATCTATGATGCTGGATCGTTCGATGTAGAGAGAGAAGTTTCAAACGATCTCATATCTTCAAAGGTTTGGGCTTCGAGTCTGGCAAAATGGCTATATGAGAACGGTAATGGCAAATTTGAAGCTGTTATACCACTCGCTGACTTCTCGCTTGGTTTGGGTTGGAGTGTCGGTGATAAAGTAAACATAGTCGATGCTTCAACGGGGCTTTCTCACAGAGCGTGGGTCAGGGCGATAGATATAGACTACCGAAACCGCTCTCTCACCGTTACGCTTAGAAGCGACAGGGCCTCAGCATTTTCATATTCTCCTCCTCCGGGATCGACGACAGGGCCGGGTACAAACATACCGTATGAACCGGCGTTTGGTGACGGTTCAGCTCCTGCTACGCCGCTGGGCCTTGCGCTGGATTCAAGCTTCACCAACGGAAAGTCTTACATACACGCCACTTGGACGGCCAACACGGAGACCGATGTTAAAGGTTGCGAGCTTCGATGGTCCTACGATGAAATTGAATGGTTCTTGGCCGGCCTTACTTCCGAAACGGCAATGGACTCTGAAGTTGCGCCCGATAAGACCGTTTACGTTCAGATTCGATCTACCGACATTGAAGGTTATGAGTCTGACTGGTCCGCAAGCGTTTCAATAACTTCGGCAAAGGATTCGGAAGCGCCTTCGGCTCCTGCAAGCATCAGCGCAACGGCCGGCATTGAATCAATCGAAGTCTCGTGGGCTTACGTTAACGCTAAGGACCTTGACTATTATATTGTTGAACGCGCACCGAGCCCTTATTCTTCATGGACAGAAATTGCTAAGACAAAAGCAAATAAACTGGTTGATCTGGGAGTAACTGCCGGAACATTCTACAAGTATCGAGTAAAGGCAGTTGATACCACGGCAAATGCCTCGTCCGTGACTACGCTTGCGGCTGGAATAGCCGCCGAAAAAGCCATTGTTACCGATGGCGCGGACCCGAGCGTGCCGACAGGCCTCAACGCAACAACCGCGTTCAATAACAATCGCTGTTATATAACGGCTTACTGGACAGCAGTGGCGGATGCGGACTTGAAAGGTTACGAAGTGCGCTGGTGCTACGGTGATTCCAATTGGTATGTGGCCGGCTTCACCGTCGAAGTTTCTCACACTTTTGAAGTGAAGGAGAACAAGACAATTTGGATTCAGGTGAGGTCAACGGATATAGAAGGCCGCGAATCTGCATGGTCGTCAACAAAAAGCGTACTAAGCGCAAAAGACACGATCCCGCCGCCCGCACCATCGAGCATAACCGCAACCGGAGGGATTGAGGCTATTGAGATTGACTGGGCGGAAGTAACCGCAGAAGATCTCGACAAGTATATTCTTGAACGCTCGGTAAGTCCTTACACATCATGGACTGAAATTGCCCGAATCAAGGCCGACATTTGCATGGACCTTGGGGTAACTCCGAATATCGCTTACAAATACCGGGTGAAGGCCGTTGACGTAACCGGGAACGCCTCGGGCTACACGACAATGAGCGGAACCGCTACGGCCTCTAAGGCAGTTGGAGACGGTGTGGCTCCTGCAACACCGGCAGGGCTTGCCCTTTCAACATTCTTCTCTGATGGCAAGACGTATGTAAAGGCCACTTGGTCTGCGAACACTGAAACCGATATAAAGGGATATGAAGTTGCCTGGAGTTATGACGGAGTCAACTGGTATAATTCGGGGCTTACTTCAGAAACCAGTCTGGTTATAGAAGTTAGAGCCGGAGTAACCGTCTATGCAAAAGTGAGGGCAAAAGACATAGAGGGATTTGAGTCGGCCTGGACATCTTCTCAAAGTATTACGAGTGCCAAGGACACAACTATTCCAGCGAACCTGACGAGTATCTCTGCTGCGGGAGGTTTTGACATAGTATATGTGTACTGGAATCATTCAAAGCCTTCTGATTTTTCGCATTATGTAGTTCAACGTGCTCCTTCTCCATATTCTAGCTGGGTAGAAATCGCTGTCGTGCAAAGCAAGGAATTCATCGACAAGAATGTGGTCGCTGGCACATACTACAAGTATCGGGTGAAAGCATATGACATCTATGGGAACGAATCGACTTCTTGGGTGACCACTTCGACTGGGGTAACCTGTTCGAGTATCTCGAGTGAGTTATCCGACCTAGAAGGTGAACTCTCGACGCTCGATGGAGAGCTGTCGGGATTGGCGGGCGAATTGTCCACACTGGAAAGCGAGCTCGAAAACCTTCAATTCGCCGATATAGGTGGCACAATCACAGAGGTCCAGATAGGAGACGATTCGGTATCGGCTCCAAAACTGAAGTCAAACTCGGTCGAAAGCGCGAAAATCAAAGCTGGGGCTGTGACAGCCGAAAAGATTTACGCCAATGCAGTAACAACAGAAAAGCTCAACGCTCTCGCTGTAACGGCCGAGAAGATAGCGGCCGGAGCCGTGACTACCGAGAAACTATATGCGGCAGCCGTGACCGCGACAAAAATAGCGACCGATGCGATAGAGGCAAATCATATTAAGGCCGGCGAGATCTCTGCTAATAAGCTAAACGCTACTCTGGATCTCTCGGTAGGAAGGATCATTCAAGTCGGTTCTAACATTCAGATTGGAAAGGGAGTCGGGCCAGCTGGGTTGACCGGAGATGGAATCTATGTGTCAGAGGATGGATATTTCCGGATCAATTCTGGACTGTTCATGGATGAAGGACTTTGGATGGGTAAGAGTCTTGGAGAGAGAATTCATCCGTTCATGACTTCAAACACTACGCCAAGCGGATATGTGGTTTCAAACAACAAGGGTGGAAGCAGTGCGTGGTACCTTTTCAGAGAAAGTACGTCATCAGTAGTCAATCACTATGTAAACAACTGGTCGCAGATCAAATTGCCTATCAGAAAGACTCTAGCCAGCTATAACATATATAGTGCGAGTTCCTCGAACTGTGCTACTGGGTGGGTAATTCAAGGCTCGAATGACGGAACTAACTGGACCGATCTCGATACTCAGTCAGGCGTTTCCGCTTGGACTGGATGGAAGGCGACCGATTTCTCCGTTTCTTCA